ATCAGCAGTATTCAATCCAACAGCAGGGACTGCCAATACTGGAGGTGGCGGTGGCGGAGGAGGAAATGCAGGAACTTCTATGTCTGGAGGCAATGGTGGGTCAGGCATAGTCATAATCCGTTACCCAGCTAACACAGCACCCCCAGCATCAGTTACAGGTGGCCCACAGGTTTTGTTTAACAACGGATTCCAGATATATGTGTTTACATCTTCTGGTACGATTACATTTTAAGGAGTTTTAAATGTCTCACTTTGCCAAGATCGAAAACGGTATCGTCACAAATGTTATAGTGATTGATGCTGAAACATTAGCAACAGGTCATTGGGGTAATCCTTCTGAGTGGGTACAAACCTCATACAACACAATTGCTGGTGAACACAAACTAGGTGGTACTCCTTTAAGAGCCAACTATGCTGGTATTGGATACGTTTATGACAAGACAAATGATGTCTTCCATGCACCTCGCCCAGTAGATAGAAACGGCGTTTCTTGCGAATCATTCACCATTGGCGCACCCACATGGACATGGGTTAACCCAGTAGCAATGCCTAGCGATGCAGGTACAGGAACTCCTCCTAAATTGTACGATTGGGATGAGGCCACAAAGACATGGGAAGTTGTAACTCCGAAAGAATAATATGAGCCAATTCAGTGGAGTCTGGACGCTATCTCAAGTCAGCCAAGCTGTCAAAGCACAGAATTGGACTGGTATAGCTCCGCCTGTTGTTGAGTATCTTGTGGTGGCAGGAGGTGGTGGGGGTGGCTATAACTTAGGTGGCGGAGGTGGAGCTGGGGGTGTTCTTGCTGGATTAACTTCTGTTACGCAAGGTACTCAATGTTGGGTTACTGTTGGTTCTGGTGGAGCAGGATCATCAACTAATTCAACAAATGGGGTCAATGGTGTTAATTCTGTTTTAATTGCTACATCTTCTGGAGCATCAACAGGTAATTTTGTTGCTTTAGGTGGTGGTGGTGGTGGTTCTGGTTACACAAGTCCAACTGCTGGATCAAGTGGTGGATCAGGCGGTGGTGGAGGTGCAAGTGGAAGTTCTTTGTCTGGAGGATCAGGAACCACAGGTCAAGGAAATGCTGGCGGTACTGGCGCCGCATCAAGTGCAAATGCTGCAGGTGGCGGTGGTGGCGCAGGAACTGTGGGGTTAAATGGAACAGCTCCATCCGATAGGTTTGGTGGCAATGGAGGAGCTGGTATAGCATCTTCAATTTCTGGTACTGTTACGGCTTATGCTGGTGGGGGTGCTGGTGCTTCTAATGGCTCATCAACACCTGCTGTTGGAGGTGTAGGAGGTGGTGGTAATAGTTCTAACCAATCATATACAACAACAAGTGGTGGTACTAATACAGGTGGAGGAGGCGGCGGTGCGCCATTTTCTGGTGTTGGTGGAAATGGTGGCTCTGGTGGATCAGGTATTGTCATAATCCGTTATCCATCAAGCTATAAACTCGCCGCATCCACTACTGGAAGTCCAAGCCAAACAACTGCGAATGGGTACATTGTTTATACGTTTACAAGTTCAGGGAGCATCACATTTTGAGCGATACTGAAAAAGATTTAGCCGTTCATGTTGCGGTTTGTGACGAGCGCTATAGACAAATTGCACAGTCCCTAAAAGAAGGGGAAAGACGGATGACCAAGATAGAGTATTTGCTTTACGGGGTCATGGTAATGGTATTGCTTGGGCCAGGTATCGCCGCTGAATTCTTTAAGAAATTCTTTGGGGTGTAGAAATTGATCCGTTTACGTTGGTCGCTTTGGCTTCGGGGGCACTCAAGTTTATTAAAGACTCCTGCGAAATGTACAAAGAAGGACGACAGCTTGTCACAGAAACAATCAATGAAGTTCAAGGCGTGGCCAAAGATGTCAAGAATGTTAAAAAGTCAGCGACAGGCATATTTGGCTTTTTTGCAGAGGTGTTTGGACGTAAAGAAGAAACAAATGAGGTACAGCCTCAAGAGAATAAAACCGTTAAGCCAAAAAGAAAACAGCCACCCCCAGAGTTTGACGAAAACCTAATTTTTACTCAAGTTGCAGATGCATTGACTAAATTTTTCCAAGCATACAATGGGTTAAAAAATTATGTCAAAGAACAAGAAGAATTAGCGTTGACTGTGGGAGATGACGAAGGACAGGACATTGCTATAAAATTGGTTATTGCCAATTTGCAGATGGAAAAGTTAAACACAGAATTGAGCGACTACATGGTGTATAGCGTTCCTCATGAATTGAAGGACCTATACACAAGAGTGAATAGCACAATAGGTGATATTGCAACAAAACAAGCTTTGGCGCGAAGGGAAAAATTATTGGCTAAACGGAGAGCTGAATGGCAACGAAGGCAAAAGGCGGATTTAATCAAAACCAGAGCCTTGGTTATAACGGCAACTCTTCTAATGATAGCGTGGACATGGGGAATGATGATCAGTCTGACTCACTTTTCCTCACTGTCATAGCCCTTCTTCTCGTTATTTTGTTGTTGCTTTTGCCTTTGGTTGCGTGGATGTATGTTGATATTCGAAGTATGGAAATCAGAGTTGAGAAGGCCGTGAAGAAAGTAGACAACCAATGAAGTACGCAATACTATTCACTTCTATACTTCTTTTGTCTTCTTGCGACAATCAGTATCGCTATCATTGTCAAGACCCAGAGCATTGGGAAGACGAAGATTGCAAGCCCCCATTATGTGATGTTACACAAACCTGTCCTTGGATGTTGACCGATGCTTACAAGCCTAAAAAACCTTAAAGAAGAAGAAGTCAACGGGATAGTGCGTTTGTTGGATGCAATATCTAAGTTCGCCATCATGTTAACTTTTTGTATGATTTTGTTAACAATTGTGGTGTTTTTTGTCTATGGTGTTGTGGCTGTGGAACAACCCATGAAAGACATGGCGCCCAACGACAAACTGACACATGATTTACTTAAAATCATAGCAACATCCATTTTCTCAGTTCTTGCTACCATAATGGGAGCACGAGCCATGATGCCACTGTCTAATCCATGCGCAGGCCCTATGGGAATGCAACCCATGGGTTTTGGTTCTGCTCCGTTAATGCAACCTATGGGTTTAGGTGCGCCGTTTATGAGTCAGCCTTCAGGCCTGATGTCAGCAATGAACACGCCTTGGACGCCACCTCCTCCACCAAAAACACCACCCGTGTTGGAGCATGACGAGGAACGTGAGAGAATGGCGGCAGCCAGAGCATCAATGAAAGGTCAGTGATGTTTAACCCTTATGTGTTAGTGGCAAGTTTATTTGCAATCATAGGAGCGTATTTTTATGGACACCATCAAGGCTATCAAGAGTGCTATTCAGAAGCTGTGGCAAAAGTTGCAAAAGCCAACGAGCAAGCCAGAGCCAGAGAACAAGAGCTGAACGAGAAAGTCAATCAGACCGCATCTGCGCTAAAGAAGGCTAACAATGAAGCTCAAGTTAAGATTACTAAGCTCACTGCTGATGTGCAGTCTGGGGCTGTGCGCTTGTCAATCCCCGTCACCTCCAATAGTGTATGTTCCGCCAACACCGCCGGAACTGCCGGAGGAGATCAATCTACAGCTAGAGCCGAACTTGACGGACAGGCTTCTGCAAATCTTATCGCCATCACAGCAGACGGGGACAAAGCCATCCGAGCCCTCCAAGCCTGCGTCGCCAGTTACAACCAAGTGAGAGAATCCCTCAAGGAGAAAATAGATGATTAAACTCGCAATACCCCTCGCAGTCTTAGCTCTTGCTGGTTGCGCTACAAACGACTATCAGAAATATTCTGAGACTCAAGTCACGATCGCCAGATACAAAGCAGAGGCTGAAAAGGCTCGCTATCAAGTATTGGCTGAAGTGGTGAAGAAGGGCGACCCTGCCGCTTCCGTGGCCGCCGTGATGTCCATGCAGATGGGCATGGGCGGAGTGCCACAAGAACAAAGAATTGAAGCTCCTAAGAATGCAGGGGATGATGTTTTCAAGTGGGCATCTTTGATTCTGCCCACCGCAGTACAAGGATTTGGCATTTATGAAAACGCTAAAGTGGCTACCACACAGTCTAACAATGCTACAACGACTGCTCTCAGCACTAATAGTACGTTTGCTTCTATTGCTAATACTGGCTCAAACAATCAAGCTTCTATGGCAGCTAATGCCAATTCAGGGATTGTGAGCGTAGCAGGTAGCGCTACAACCGCATTGACTAGCATTGCAAATAGCTCAAACACAGCATTGACCAACATGAGCAATGCGTCTAACACAGCATTGACAAGCATGGCAGCAACTAACAATACAAATGTTACTAATGCTTTGACAGCACAGAGCTCAGCTTATAACGGTGTTTTGAGCACTGATTTGAATGCTTTAAATAGCGCAGTCAGCAAACTAACAACAGCTCCAGTCGTGATCACCAATGGTGTAATTCAACACTAATATGAATGATAGATTTCTATTCATTCTGTTGTGCGCCGTGGTCTTGGTGCTTACTTTGATTTTGGTGCAAGTATGATTTCTGCTGAAAAACTTCATGCGTTGGGCATTGGACCAGAATGGTCTGAGCCTTTGACCACAACTTTTGCAACGTTTGGGATCAACGATGTTAACTGCCAAGCTGCGTTTATTGGACAGTGTTCACACGAGTGCAACCATTTCAAAACACTGGAAGAAAACCTCAACTATCGCCCCGAAACCCTTCACGCCTTGTTTGGTCATAAGTTCAAGCCAGAAGAAATCCCACTTTACGCTCACCACGCCGAGAAGATTGCCAATCGGATTTACGCCAATCGAATGGGTAACCGAGATGAGGCGTCGGGAGATGGATGGCGCTTCCACGGTCGTGGATGTATACAGTTGACTGGGCATGACAACTACTTCCATTTTGGTCAGGCTATTGGCCAAGACATGGTGACGCACTGCGATCAAGTGGCCACACCCATGTATGCAGCACTGAGCGCAGGGTGGTTCTGGAACACACATGGATGCAATGACTTGGCAGAGGCACAGAACTGGGAAGGCTTAACTAAACGCATCAACGGAGGTACGTTTGGCCTAGAGGAAAGAGTTCATTTAATACAACAGGCACTTCAAGTATTGTCATAATTGTGCCTTAACCTTGATTTACGATTCATGCAAATTTAGTCAGGCAATGCATGAAAATCAAGCATATAGACACTTCTGTTCAAGCAAATATTGATGTTCTAAAAAAACTTCAAAAGGAGTGTCTTCCCTATGATAAACCGTACAACCTTTCTGATGGAGCTTGGTGGATTGCTTATCAAGAAGGGAAGCCAATTGGTTTTTCAGGGCTTGTGCGCTCTGCTAGGTGGACTGATACTGGCTATCTATGTCGTGCTGGCGTCATTCCCAGCGCTCGTGGGCGAGGCGTCCAGAAAAGACTTATTCGAGTCCGTCAGCTATACGCTAAAAAAATGGGTTGGGCGTGGTTAATTACAAACACTTACGAAAACCCAGCATCAGCAAATTCTCTCATTTCTTGTGGTTATAAACTTTACGATCCTTCCATCCCTTGGGGTGCTAAGGGAACACTCTATTGGAGGAAGAAATTATGAAGTATTATTCTGACGAAGAATTCATCATGTTGTTTCAGATGTACAAAAGTCCGAGCATCATGGCTGCCGAACTTGGTATGTCTGAACGATCCATATATGCCCGTAGAAACGCTTTAGAGGGCCGATATGAGATCCAACTGGAAACCGTAGAGGTCAAGAACAGGGTCGATCCAAAGCCTCCTCAGATTGATCTAGGCATACTCAACGGCACAGTCATTGTTTTTTCTGATGCACACTTTTGGCCTGGTATCCGCACCACAGCTTACGATGGTTTGATTTGGGCCATCAAGAATTTAGAAAACGTCAAGGCGGTGATCAATAACGGTGACGCTTTTGACGGTGCTTCCATCAGTCGCTTCCCCAGAATCGGATGGGATAAAACACCCAGTCTCATTGATGAAGTCAGGGCGTGTGAAATTGCTTTAGGTGAGATAGAAGACGAAGCTAAAAAAGTTAACAAAAATGTTAAGTTGATGTGGCCTCTAGGAAACCATGATGCTCGCTTTGAGAACCGTTTGGCTGCTAATGCACCCCAATATGAGCACATTAAAGGGTTTAGCCTCAAGGATCATTTCCCTGCATGGCATCCCTGTTGGTCAGTATGGCTGAATAATAGTGTTGTTGTTAAGCACCGTTGGAAGGGTGGTATCCACGCTACCCACGCCAATACTCTGAATGCTGGTGTTTCTATGGTTACGGGCCACTTACACAGCCTAAAAGTCACGCCTTATGATGACTATAACGGTACAAGATACGGGGTAGACACAGGTACCCTTGCGGAACCTTCTGGACCCCAGTTTGAGAATTATTTAGAGCACGCACCAACAAATTGGAGATCAGGATTTGTGGTTTTGACGTTTCACAAGGGCGTATTGTTGTGGCCAGAAGTGGTGAAAGTCTATGATAAGGATCACATTGAGTTCAGAGGACAAGTGATCAGGGTGTAAAAAAGGGGCCGAAGCCCCTTGATCAAACGCGATGAATGGTGATGGTCGTCCTAGTATCAGGATTGTCATCTATAACAATCGTGTTGTCGTCTTCTTCAAGAACATCGTCTTCTTGATCTTCGTCTTCGTTGTCTTCATCTTCTTCGAACAAATTATCTAAATCAACATCTTTGTGATCTTCGATAGCTTGTGCGATGGCCATTTGAATCTCAGAAATCAAGTCAAAATCGGTTGATTTAATTTCGATTTCTACGTCAGCGGTAAAGTCTTCAATTTTCACTTCGTATTGCATGGTGGAGCTCCTTGGGTTAAAACTTCATTGTGTCTACTGATTGTGACATTTTTTTAAAAAATGTGTGGTTTTAGACTTTTATTTGGGCAGTTGCGAGTCCTTGCAATGAGTGGGAAAATAGGTTAAATAATGGGGAAAACATGACCACAACCCTTGTAACAACACCTGCTAATCCAAATTCGTGGGTACTGACCTACGATAATCTAATTGCGATTGTTCCACAATACTTGGAACGATCTGATACTGCGACCATCAACGCAATACCCACGTTCATCACTCTTGCAGAGTTTGAAATTGCGCAAGAGATCAAAACGTTGGGCCAGTTGCAAATTGTGGAGGCGCAGATGACCGCTGGCAACCCAGTCATTCAAAAGCCTGCTAGATGGCGCAAGACGGTGTCCATGAACTACACCGATAGCAGTGGCAACCGCAATCCTATTTTGTTGCGCAAGTATGAGTACCTGACTAACTATTGGCCAGTCAATACACAGACAGCTCCTCCTTTGTTTTACTCAGACACAAGTTGGGACTTTTGGTATGTCGCACCAACACCTGATCAGTCATACAATTTTGAAGTGTTGTACTATGAGCGCATTCAGCCTTTGAGCTCGACCAACCAAACAAACTGGCTGACTCAGAATGCACCAAATGCAATGTTGTTTGGCACGTTGTTACAAGCCATGCCTTTTTTAAAAAATGACCAACGTCAGATCTTCCAACAGAAGTATCAAGAAGCCTTACAAGCCTTGAAAGCTGAGGATGTATCTAGAGTTGGAGATCGTCAATCTGTTGCCGTGGATAGCTAAACATGACTTACTACGTAAATCCCTACACAGGCTCAACGATCAGCCCTTCTCAGGTTGGTTATGAAAGCCTATCAATCAGCACCAACACCACGCTACAGTGGCCTGTAAATGGCGCGACTTCAAGCGTTGTTGCCAACATCATTGAGGTGACAGCCACAACAGGTGGACTAAAGTTGATATTGCCTGCAGCGACTCAAGTCTCTACTGGTCAATCCTTTTTGATCAAGAATGTTGGAAATACAAACCCATTCACGGTTGTCAAGAATGATGGATCTACAACGATTGTTTCAATTGCATCTGGCCTTGCTTACTATGTCTATCTAACTGACAACACAACCACAAACGGCACTTGGGCCTTTGTTCAGTTTGGTGCAAGCACTTCTGTAGCGAATGCGTCTTCTTTGGTTGGATATGGCTTAGAAGCCATAGGAACAACACTCAATACAATAACTCCCATTGTGACCTACTACAGTGGGTTCACAATGATGGCCACTGCACAATCGCAGATTTCAGTCTGGGGCGGTGGTGCAGGCACAATCACATTGCCATCATCCTCAGCCGTAGGCTCTGGTTGGTACACAATTGTCAAGAACAATGGAACTGGCGTATTGACTATTGCCACTCAAGGTACTGACACGATTGATGGAAATAGCACATTTCAATTGCAAATTGGCGAGTCTTTTTACTTAGTCTCTGAAGGAACTGGTGGATTTGCTTCTTGGGGTTATGGACAAAGTGCTGTATTTGCATTTACCCAAGAGCAAATTTCGGTAACAGGTGCAGGCGCAACCATCACTCTGACTGCAACACAAGCTTCTTATGTGCTTCAAAACTTTACTGGAACAATAAGTCAAAACACAAATGTGATTGTTCCTCAAACGGTTCAGTTTTATGTAATCACAAACTCAACCACTGGCACATACACACTTACATTTAAAACATCGGTTAGCGGTGGCGCAACGGTAAACATTCCAAGTGGTGCGACGTATGCTCTAGTTTGCGACGGCACAAATGTGGTTGCTGTTTCTAGTAGCGCAAACAGTAGTTCATCCATCACTTTGTCGCCAGGTTCAGCGTCCAACCCTTCATTAAACTTCCAATCTAACCTAAGCACTGGCATGTACTTGCCAAGTTCAGCACAGATTGGATTTACAGTGTCTGGTTCACAAGCCATGGTCATTAGTTCTTCAGGCTTGTATGTGGTCAACGGTCTTAGTGGAGGCACGTTTTGACCGCTAAAGTCCTATCACTTACAGTACCCGCAGGGATTCAGCGCGATGGTACGCAGTTCGCTGCAGCTTCCTACGTGGACGGCCAGTGGGTGCGTTTTCAGCGTGGTTTGCCTAGAAAGATAGGCGGTTACTCAGGCGCTTTTTTAAACGCTTCTGGAGCTTCTAGAGGGCTTATCATGAGCGCCACAAATGGCTTGAACTATATCATCTCAGGATACAGTGCAGGTCTTCAGCAATGGGTGACCAATAACGTAACAGCGATTGGAACTGGTCCAACTCCATTCTCAATTAGTTCTTCTTATTTCACACCCAACGCAACCAATCTTTGGCAGTTTGACATCGGATATGACTCCACGGGTGGTGGAACATTACAGTTGATTGCTCACCCTGGTCAGAATCTTCAGTACATCACAAGTACCACCAACGTGCGTCCTTTATATGGCCAATTCACAGGAACATCATTGGCACCAGTCGGCGTTTTCACCGCAGTAGGAACTACTACTACTAGTTCAACTAGTGTTACATTTGCGACTACTAATGTAGCCATGGGGCCAGGTGTTTCAGTTACTGGAACTGGTATTCAATCAGGTAGCACTATTGTTTCCTCATCTTTGGTTGCAGGCGTATGGACCGTTGTTTTAAATAAACCCGCCACAGCATCAGGCTCAGCCACATTGACGTTTGACAACAACATCTCGGTAAGCGGCGGAGTTGTAATGTTGTACCCTTACTTGTTTGTTTATGGCAACAATGGGTTGATTCAGAACTGCGCTGCAGGCGACTTCAACAACTGGACTAGCGCTGACGCAAACGCCAATAACGTGGCCTCTACAAAGATCGTGAAGGGCTTACCACTGCGTGGTGGTACTACCTCCCCTGCTGGGCTGTTTTGGTCGCTTGATAGCGTGATACGCGTGTCCTACACACCAACTACGGTGACCACAGGAACTACTTCATCTACGTTCTATTGGCGTTATGACTTGATCACTCAACAGAGTTCAATCATGTCCTCTAGCTCTGTAATTGAGTACGATGGAATTTATTATTGGGCAGGTATTGATCGTTTCTTGATGTACAACGGTGTTGTACAAGAAATACCCAACACCATGAACCAAAACTATTTCTTTGACAACGTCAACCTTTCTCAGCGCCAAAAGGTTTGGGCCAGTAAAGTGCCTCGTTTTGGCGAGATATGGTGGTTTTATCCTAGAGGTGACGCCACTGAGTGTACCGATGCCATCATCTATAACGTGCGTGAGAAGGTGTGGTATGACGCAGGTTCCGCACCAGGGGCGCAAAGATCAGCAGGGTGGTTTACTGAAGTGTTTCCCAAACCCATATGGGGTGACTACAATCCCAACACAATTGTTGAATTTCAAGGGTCAGTTTCAGGTACTACGTTGACAGTATCCTCAATGGTATTCGGATCATTGGCTGTAGGACAAATTATCCAAGGCGCAAGTGTTCCTGACCAAATGGTGATTACAGCGCTTGGAAGCGGTTCTGGAGGCGCAGGAACGTATACTGTTTACAATCCAACAAGTACAACAGTTGCAGGCGAGCTAATGACTGTAAACGGTTATACGATTTGGCAGCATGAGACTGGAATGAATCAAACATACTTGACCCATGTTGATGCAATTTATTCAGCATTTGAAACGCCTGTTTTGGGATCAAGTGCAGGGCTAGTTGGTTCAGTACAAGGACCAGGTGAAAACATGTGGACGCGATGCGAGCGTGTTGAGCCTGACTTTATCCAAACTGGACAGATGGATGTGATTGTGACTGGTAAGGGTTATGCGGATGACATAGACCGCCCATCAGACCCTTATACATTTGATCCAACAACTCTTAAAATTGATATGCGTGAACAGCGCCGTGAGATGCGCTTGAGGTTTGAGAGCAATACTTTTAATGGTGACTACCAAATGGGTAAGATTGTCCTCAGTGTCGAGACTGGAGACGTTCGCGGAACAGGCAACCCATGATAACGTATGACCCTAGAGGGATGACTTGGGACGAGTATTGCAAGCTGATGGAGGAGTTGTTTGCTCCGAATCAGTTGGGGCATCTGCCTGAAGAAGAGTGGAGAACTTGGGTAGACGGTATGAATGGTATTGGATATTTTGTGCAATCAGGAATACCCGATCACCGCTTGTATTCAAAGTGGAACGAGTGGGCTGAGGCCATGTGTGGAATTATGACTTTAGGAAATTAACATGACGACAACAACATCAGTAGATCCAGCATTTCAAGGTCTTGTGAATAACTATTTCACAAGCAATCCTAATGTTACACAATCACAACTTGCAAACACAATTAGTACGCAGGGCGGAATGACGCCTGAAATTGCGCAAGCTTTGGCAAATCATTATGGAACTGATGTTGCAACAGTTAACTCTACTTACAACAATTTAATTGGCAATACTGGCGCACAAACAGCAAATACGAGCGCATCCAATTCACCATTAACTGCAAATGCTGCCAATACTTCTAGTGCGACAACACAAACATCTCCTTTGACTCAATTACAAGGCGTACAAAATACCATTCAAGGATTGTCTTCCACTCCACCACAATATTCTGATCAGCAAATTGTGGACTACATTTCACAAAACAATTTAAGTGGGCAAGGTTTAACTGATGCCGAAAAACAATTTGGCGTTAATCAAGATCGCGTAACACAAGCATATCAAAATATAGCCAAACAACCTGGTTACTCATTGGATCCAACCATGATGGCTTTAGCAGGTCAAGGCAATACTTTTGCCCAAGCCATGTTAAATGAGGCTACCTACAATCCACCACAGTCTCTTTTTGATAGTAAGTTTTTTAATCAAGATTATCAACAAGCCAAAGATAATTTAGGCATAAACAGTCAGACTTTCAGAAACATTGCAAATGAAGTGCCTCTACAAACAACAATTGATAATTGGATCACTGCGCATCCAAATGCAACTGCTGCTGACATACAAAAAGCTGTAGGCACATCACAATACAAGGCATCTGACATACAAAATGCTTTAAGTAATATGGCTGCTTATGATCCCAATTCATATGAAGCAACAATGAGATCATTCAATACTGCTGAAAACCTGAATCCATTAAAAGCATTTACTGATTATTTACAAAAAAATAGCACTCAAAATCAAGTAGGTTCTTATGACATGCCAAGTCAAGGCCAATTGGCAAAAGAAATAAATGCGTTGGGACTTGATCCTAGCACATTGTCTAGTTTGCCAAATAACATAAATGGGGTCTATTTTGGTGATCAAAGTACTTTACCAAGTTTGGCAAAAAATTTGAATATAGCGAATAGCTTAGCTCAAACAGGAACTGATGTTTACAATTTGTTAAATGGTATTGGTGATCCAAGCACTTTAAAAAAATATTCTGCGTTAGCTCAAGTAGTTAATGCTCCTACAAATAGCTCAGACTATCAAAACTTTACAAAATTAGCAAACTCTGGAGTTGATGCCGCAACTTACGCTAAAGCTACTGGATCAAATTTGACCAATACTATAGCAAGCTACAACTTCCAACTTGATCCACAAGCAAGAGCTGATTCTACCCTTCAGTATTTAAATTTACCTAAAGGAACTCAATATCAGTATGGAACGAATTCTTCAGGAATTCCAACTTATGTATTTACTGATCCAACCACAAAACAACAAATGGCATACACTGCTGTACCTGGTGGTCAGTATCAAAAAATACCATTAGCGCAAGCCCAAGCAGGCAACTTAGTACCTAAAAACACAAGTTCTTACGCGACATACAACTTTGGTCAAAGTGCATATGTAAATCCTTTTAACTCAAAAGGACAGATTGACACAACAAATGCTGCGGCTTTAGATTCTGCTTATAAAAATAACTTAATTTCAATGACAGATTACTTGAATGCCAAGCAAGCCTTGACTAAAAAGACCACATAAATGAGCACAACAGCCAACGCATCATCGTCACCATTAGCGCAAGACATTTGGTCTACGGCTAGTCAGACTTTTGATGATACCTACAACACCATTCAAACAGGTCAAGCCAAGATCGGAACGATTACTGGTGGAGTTGATGACAATGGCAACCCAATTACGTCAACAGGCTTAATTGATGGACAAGGCAATTTCATCAATGGCAATATCCAACAAGTAGCGCCAAACGTATACGCAATTATGTCTGGTTCTACTGGTGGAACCATGAACACATTTGTTCGTGTTGATCCCAATACGGGAGCAGTGCAACCCGTTACCGATCCAAGCACGCAAGTCACTTACACAGGTGGATCTAAGGGCGGTTTTATTGGAAACATCGCTAGGGATTTAGGTCCAATCCCTATGATTGCGGCTTCAATCATCGACCCAACCTTACTGCCTTATGTCTCTGCAGCCGATACTTATGCGCAGACAGGAGACTTAACAAAAGCAGCTACATCTGGAGCGCTTTCGTATTTGGCTTCCACTGCAGGCAATGCGGCAGGTCAAACTGTAGGTAAGGCCATAGGATCAACTTTAGGCGAAGACCCTAGTTTGTTGGGAGAAGCACTTCAAGGCGCAGGTTCTGGGGCTGCTAGATCTTTGACTGCAGCAGAAATTTCATCTCAAGGTAAAGCAGATCCTTTAATTGCATTGATGGCAGGCGGAATAAGTGGTGGCGTATCTGCAATCACTGATCAAATACCAGGCATTCAGAATTTAAGTCCTTCAGGACAAATCGCTGTTTCCAAAATCATAGGCGGCGTTTTAGCTGGTCAGCCAGCCACTCAAACGGCAATTAACTTGGCCATAGCCGCAGGGCGTGAAGAGTATAAAAATCAAGTCTCACAGGGTAATGTATCTACACCTACAGATCAAACTTCTACCACTACTTCGCCTTTAGCCACAGATACAAGTCAAACTGTTGCTACTAGCGCAAGCTCAGATAGCCCACTTAGCAATGTTCAAATCACTGGATCAAGCACTGACCCAACGGATTACACAGTAAGCTCTACAAATACAAGTGATGCAAACAGTCCTCTTGGAAAAGTTACTATTACGGCCAAGAAAAATGCAACAACTCCTGATGACACGGTTATAGCTGATCCTAATGCGACACAATTACAACCAGTTACTGTTGTTGGTTCTAGTGGAATTGACAACACAGTTAGTGACAATACTGTTGTTGAGGATCCTAATGCTGTTAAATTGAATCCAGTTACTGTTGTTGCAAAAAAAGATACAACTGACAATGTGGTAACGCCTGCAGTTGTTACTGACACAACAAAAACTCCAACAACCACAAAAACAACAACCCCTGCCACCAAGACATCAACTTCAACCACTTCAACGGCGTCAAGTTCACCCCTGTCAGGTGGAACTACTAGTTCAACTGGGTTGCCTATGGTTGCGACCATGTTGGCAGGCGCTCCTGTGTATGGAAATCCTGCTCATTTACAGGCACTTAAACAAATTTTTGATCAACTTGATCCTGAGTTGGCAAAGATCATGTCTCAGCCATCACCAAAACAAGAACAGCCCACACAAGTATCCCAAGCTGACTTGGCAGAACTTAATAAAGAAATTAAGATGGAGCAACCTGAAGTGGCGGAAAGTTTTTTAACCATGGCTGATGGTGGCAGCTCATTTAGTGATCTTGTGAAAAACACTCAATACAAGAACATTGCGCCTGAAGCGCCAACGATGCTTAAAGCCGCTCCCGAAATTCAACATGAGTCTAGATTTAGCCCCTTGCATCAGCTAAGGCAAGGCATCAGAAGGGACTCTCAGGCGACTTCTTTGCTTGCCCATGGGGGTCTACCTCATAAGTACCGTGAAGCGGCTCCAGAGGGCCATAAACCCGAATTTATCACAGGCTTGACTGGATACTATGCCAACGGCAAAGGAACTGGCCAAAGCGACGATATACCAGCCATGCTCCACGATGGAGACTATGTGATGGATGCTGACACGGTAGCCTCTTTTGGTGACGGATCAAGCAAAGCAGGCGCACAAGTTTTGAGTAAGTTTCATCACGAAATACCTCACAAAATGGCAGTTGGTGGGAATCCTGTCCCCGCCAAGATTGCTGATGGAGAGTATGTGTTTCCAGCTAGTTTTGTGACTGCCATAGGTGGCGGAGACAACAAGCTAGGATCGAAATTATTGGATAAAATGCGTGAAGAGCTACGCGCCCACAAGAGAAGTGCTCCTGACACAAAAATACCACCGAAAGCAAAATCACCTCTTGACTATCTCAAGATGGCGAAAGGATAAAAATGTCTAACCTATTACAGTCATCACAAACGCAAGCGACGACCGCACCATCGTATTACACGGACTACCTGAGTAATATTGCTTCTCAGGGCGCAAACGCAGCTCAAAATGCACAATACGTTGGTGCTCAGCCTTTACAACAACAGGCATTTGAGAACGTAGGAACTGCAGCAAGTGCCTATCAGCCAACATTACAGCAAGCAGGTCAAACGTTGACTAGCGCAGGTGGTGTGACATCACCCTTGGCTGCTGGAGCAAATTACTTGGCTGCAGCAGGTCAGAGCCCTGCACAACAGGCTCAGGGCTACATGAGCCCCTATATCAATTCAGTAATCAACAACATGTCTGATATTGCACAACGCAATATTCAGCAGAATCTAGCTCCACAAGCCACTTCTAGCGCTGTGGGCTCAGGTCAATTTGGTTCACAGCGTGGCGCTCAGGTCCTTGGTCAAGTGATCAATAGCGCTAACCAAGACTTAAACAACCAAATTGGTCAATTGCTTAATAGTGGATATAACACAGCGCTCACAACTGCTGAACAACAAAATGCATTACAAGGCCAATTGGGACAAATTGCTGGAAACCAAGCTTCTGCAAATCAACAAAACCTAACTAACCTTGGCGCACAACAATCTACCTTGGCAGGTCAGAACCAAGCACTTGGATTGGCTGACATCAATGCCTTGTCTACCTTGGGTGGCCAACAGCAGACAATTGCACAGAATCAACAGTTGTTCCCATTGACAAACTTGTCTACATTGTCAGGATTGTTGCGTGGATACAATGTACCAACAACCACTACAACGACTGCACAGGGTTCTCCATTGTCTGGTGCAGCTACTTTGGGCGCGGGTCTTGCAGGTTTGTTGCAAGGTACTGGAACAAGTGGAACTGGACCCAATTTATTGAGTCAATTAACTGGACAAAGCTCAATTGGTGGTTTGTTCAATAATATTTTTGGAACTGGGTCAACATCTTCAGGCGGAACTGCCGTAAATGGAAATCCAAATGGTTCAGCCAATATTGATACATCTGGTTGGAAAAGCAATGGAGATGGAACTTACACAACCACAACAGGCCAAATTGTTGATGCTTATGGCAATCCACAAGATTAAGGAATAAATCATGACGACCACGACTTCTCCTTTAATGTTTGATGTGAAAAGCACAGACCAGTCAAAAGTAAACCCCGCTGGTTTTGAAGACCCACGGATTGCCAAATCATATGAAGATGTTTCTGCAACCAAAGAAGAGCTTATCAAAAGATTGGAAGAGCGCTATGCTCAACCCAATTGGTTTAAAGTAGCCGCAGGATTTGCTAAGCCACAACTTGGTGGATTCATGGCATCTTTAGGTTCAGCTACAGATGAATTAGGAAATTGGCAAGAACAACAGCGTGCAATTCAACCCACAATTGCAAACATGCGCGCTGAGCTTGCTCAACAAAATTTAGTCTTGACCCAGAAAAAAGTAGCGGATGAAATACTTCAGAAAGAAGGTATTACGCCTGAGTCTGCTAAAAAGATTGTTCGTCTTGCACCTGATTCTCCGCAGTCTCAAGCTATTCTCAAAGGCACTGAAGTTGCGTCTACACAAGCAGGTACAAAATCAACTGAGTTGGGTACAAGTTTAACTGCACAAAAAGCCAAAGTAGAAAACCCAGTTTTTGAAGTTAAAGAATACACACCAAAAGATTGGGAATCTATGGTTGGTAAGAGTGCTGAAAACTTGAAAAAACAATTGATTGATAGCGGTAAATTCACTCCAGAAGGATTGAGTGGTTTTAGTTATGATCAATTACTTGATGCAAATAAAGCACTGCAATCTGAATATGCT